GGTGCATTGAGGTGCATTTGAGAGGACGGAAGATACTGCTGTGAGTTGGGTATCTGACTACGTAAAAGACTTGGACATCCCCGGTGATAGATACCGGGGTGTCTGTCCCGTGTGCAACCGCAAGAACACGTTCTCTGTGTCAGACGACGGGATGCAAAGACTCTGGTTCTGTTTTCATGCGGATTGTAATACCAAGGGTCGGGTAGCCAATGGATTCGAACAGAGACTCTCACGGGCACAGAGTCCCGTACTGGGGTCCATAAGGGATGAGGAATTCACGATGCCAGCCCACTTCGTTCCACCGATGCGGTCGGAGAAGTGTGTCAGCTACTTGAAGGAAGTTCATGCGTACCGGGCGTACAACACGGGACTTGTCGACGTACGCTATGACGTACGGCAGGACAGATGCGTGTTCCTGATCAAGAAGGATGGCAAGGTGGTCGATGCCGTCGGGCGAACTTTACGTGGAGAAAAACCAAAATGGTGGAGATATGGAAAGTCGAGGAGTGGGTTCAGTGTGGGAAGGTCTGTTTCCAATAGAGTTGTTGTTGTGGAAGATGTTCCTTCTGCTTGTGCCATTTGCGATGATACTGCTGGTATTAACGGGTATGCGCTTTTGGGTACGCACATTCTACCAGAGCACATATCAGACTTACGCACGTATCAAAGCGTGGTGGTTTGCCTAGATAAGGACGCCACACGAAAAGCGATTGACATTGCCAAGAGGCTGTGTGATCAAAACATCCCGGCACGGATGGTGCCACTACCCAGAGATTTGAAGTCTATGACTGACGAGGAAAGAGATGATTTCATCAGAGAACGTATCATTAGAAGCGAAGATAATAGGGTTCGCCCTGAACAAGGACCTGTACAACAAGATATGTAACTACATCACTCGCGACATGTTCGCAGGTAAGGTGTCCCACGTCTGGGACTGTGTAGTCAAAATACACAACAAGTACGACAAAGACATCAGCTTCGACGAACTCGTTGCAACCTTTTGCAACGATAATGCAACGATACCTGAGTCGGCACGAAACGAGGTTATGACCAGCCTCAACGGGATACAGACTGTCCCGTCGCAAAACATTGAACTACAGCTGGAGTTGGTCAAGGATTTCTGGCGCAGACACCAAGCCAAGCTGATTGGCGAGAAGGCGGTCGATATCTACCTCGGCCATTCCAAGGAGGTCACAGATCTCAAGCATCTATTTGATAGGTTTGCAGAGGATAGGATCGATGCCAAGGAAACGTACGAGCCGGTCCACGAGGACTACGAAGAACTCCTACACGAAGAGACACAAGATCCGGACTTCCCCTTCACGTGGGACCTGTTGCGTGAGAACGTACCCGGACTCTATCGGGGAAACCTCGGGATCATATTTGCGCGGCCTGAGACAGGTAAGACTACTTTCTGTGCCTTCACCGCGTCGCAATACATCAAGCAAGGCAAGAAGGTTGTCTACTGGGCAAACGAGGAACCAGCCAAAAAGATCAAACTGCGTATCATCCAGTCCTGTCTGCAAAAGAACAAAGACGAGATGCGTCGCGATATCGAGACGGACCGCGAGGTGTGGCAAACACGGATCAAACCGCACCTTACCATTATGGACTCGGTCGGTACGAGCATCGAGGAACTCGAAGAGTACTGTGCAGTGAACAAACCTGATGTCGTGTTCTGCGACCAGCTGGACAAGTTCAAGATTGGCGGCGATTACAACCGGGGTGATGAACGGCTCAAGGAAATCTACGTGTCGGCTCGTGAGGTTGCCAAGCGTAATGACTGCTTGGTCTGGGCCGTGTGTCAGGCCAACTACGAGGCCCACGATCGACAGTGGATCGACTTCTCGATGATGGACGGGAGTCGTACAGGCAAGGCCGGTGAAGCGGACATCATCATTGGTATTGGCAAGACAGGTGAGGCGGACGAAGAAAATGTCACGCGACATGTCTGCGTATCCAAGAACAAGATCAACGGATACCACGGCATCGTCCACGCCAACATCGACGTACACCGGGGAGTGTATTACTGATGAACGTTCTGACCTTCGACATCGAGTGCACCCACACAGTAAAACCTAACGGGAGCACAACAGCATCCCCGTACTTTGGTAACCGTCTTGTAGCTTTGGGCTACAAGTTCCTTGGCGAACCTACCCAGTATCTGTGTTGCTACCACGAACACCGGGCATCAGATCCGGATTGGGCACCTCGGTTCCAAGCCTACTTGGATCGGGCCGATGTGCTCGTTGCCCACAACGCCAAGTTCGACCTCAACTGGATTAGGGCCTGTGGATTTATGCACAACGCCAAGGTCTATGACACGATGGTGGCGGAGTATGTGTTGGCCCGAGCCCAGAAGAAACCTTTGAGTCTGGAGAAGATTTCTGAAAAACGATCACAGGTTGCGAAAAAGGCTGACCTGACCAAGCCGTACCTGAAGGATGGTTACACGTTTGCCCAGATACCTTGGGACATCGTCGAGGAGTATGGTCGGGCTGACGTAGAGGCAACCGAGCAGGTCGCCCTGTCTCAGCTTGAAGAATATGGTACTACTTTTGAGGAACTCTTCGGTGACCAAGAAGCGATGTAGTTTTTGCGGACAAGTCAAAACAATTGAAGCGTTTTATTCAGATAGGAGTCGCAGAGATGGAAAGAGCCACAGATGCAAGATATGTGACCGTCTTCGAGAAAAGAAATGGCGAGAAACAAATAAAGATAAAGATGCGTTTAAGTCTGCCGGTAAACGATCCCGTAAGAGAGCCGCTACCCCTATATGGGCTAACGACGCATGTATCTTCATCCTTTACAGAGAACGGGATTGGATCACGGAAGTTACCGGTATCAAATACTCAGTCGACCACGTCATACCCCTTCGAGGAGCCGACGTATGTGGACTTCACACACACTCGAATCTACGCATAATCACTGCGTCAACCAACAATCGGAAAGGAAACAAATTAGATGAGTCGCTCCTTGATCCCGACCCTAAAACTGAGTCTAGATATGACTTCGACCTTGGCCGACATCGAGTACAACGGCCTGAAGGTGAACCCGACGACGCTTGCGGTGATTAGAGACCAATTCACCGCAGAATCTGCGGAGATACAACGCCGCCTACAAGAAATCATCTGGGAGGTCATGGGCGACACACCTATCAACCTCGAGTCACCAGACGATCGATCCGCGTTGCTCTATTCCCGTCGTGTCCTGAACAAGACCGAATGGGCAGACACCTTCAACTTGGGGCACGAATTGCGCGGTGCATCCAAGAAGCCCAAGCAACGTGTCAACATGAACGCCAAGGAGTTCGGACATGCTGTCAAATCCAAGACAGAGGTTATCCGGCGTTCTAAGGCCCTCCAGTGCCCTGATTGCTCTGGCAAGGGTAGGATACCATTCATTAAGAAAGACGGCACCACAGGCAAAGCACAGCGCGTCTGTAAGCTATGCGAAGGTACAGGGGTCATCTACCAGTATGACAAGCAGGTGGCCGGGCTGAAGATCATACCCCGTGGTGTGCACGACGTGGCCAATGCCGGGTTCAAGACAGATAAGAATACCTTGGAAGAGATTCGGGACGGCCTGTCCGGTGTCGCGTTGGAGTTCGTCGACCTGTACATGCGCTACTCCAAACTCAGGGTGTACTTGAATACGTTTGTCGACGGGTTGCAAAACAACCTCGATGGCAAGGAGATCGTGCATCCGGAGTTCATGCAGTGTGTGACTGCGACGGGTCGGTTGTCGTCGCGCAACCCAAACTTCCAGAACATGCCTCGTGGTTCGACGTTTGAGATCCGCAGGTGTGTCGAATCACGCTGGCCCGGTGGACAGATCATTGAGGGGGACTACGCCCAGCTGGAATTCCGCGTGGCAGGATTCCTTGCCAAGGATGCCCAGATCTATGAAGACGTGTTGGCCAAGAAGGATGTGCACCGACAGACCGCTTCAATTATCCAAGACAAGAACCCGGAGGATGTAACCAAGGGGGAGCGCCAGAATGCCAAGGCCCACACCTTTGCCCCTCTCTATGGTGCCACGGGCATCGGTCGCCCGGACCACGTCAGGGAATACTACATTCAGTTCAAGAAGATCTACGATGGCGTAAAGTATTGGCAGGAGGACCTACAACGTGAAGCCGTTTCAACAAAGAAGATTGTGTTACCGTCTGGGCGTGAGTATGCGTTCCCGACTGCCAAGTGGACCAAGTGGGGCACGGCTACGGACAAGACTGCAATGTGTAATTACCCAGTTCAGGGATTTGCTACGGCAGATCTCCTACCTATTGCCCTTGTGACGTTGCACAACATGCTCAAGGAGAACGACATGCAGTCGGTTCTGTGCAACACTGTGCACGATTCGATTGTGATCGATGCCCATCCCACTGAGATTGATCAGTGTGTCGAGGTTATGAAATCTGCTATGCTCTCTGTGGCCAATGGGGCTTTGGAGAGGTATGGCGTACGTTATGACATGCCTGTCGAAATCGAGATCAAGAAAGGAAATGATTGGCTCGATACCGAGGATGTAGGCGTGTTTGAAAGAACTATTGACCGGTGATAGTTACCGGTGGTAGTGTGAAGACCTATCTAGTTTACCTTTGTGAAAGGATATTGAAATGGTAAATGATTTGATGACTGTGGACCAACTCGACGATGCCGCCCTGCTCACTCTTGCAGGTGGTTCGGAAGTAGCATCCCAAGCCGACAACAACGGCATGGTCTATGCTCGTATCAACTACGACGATGACCACGGCCCACGTGGCACGTGGAAGATTAAGAAAGGTGAGCAGGTGATCTTCTCTGACACCATCATCTTCCGCCCGTTGGTGCGTACCTTTGAGTGGTCTGTTTGGGATCAAGAAGTGGAACGTATCACTTGTCGTTCTGTTCAGCGTCCGAACTTGGGCGACTCGTTTCCCGATACTGCCGGTGGATACAAGTGCGGTCGCCTGACCAAGGCCGAGGAAGAAGCGTTGGGTGATAGCCATCCGGACGTGCTCGCTTCTCGTTCTGCGACGTGCACACAGATCCTGTATGGTTACCTAACCATGCCGGACGCACAGACCAAAGATGGCAAGAAGACTGTGCCAGCTGAGGTTGAAAAACAGATTGCCGCGATTTCATCTAAGAAGTCTAGTTTCCGCCCGGTCGGTGATTTTATTAATGGCATCCTGAAGCAGAAGAAGATGCTCCAGCGTTGCGAAATTGAGATCTCTACCGAGAAGAAGAAGATGGGGTCGGTCAACTACTTCGTGCCCGTGTGCCGTATTGTAGGCGAAACGGACGTGACTGCCGAGGACAAGGAAAACATCGTAGGATTCCTGTCCAAGATCAAAGCAGGTAACGACGAAGTCATGGAAGGCAACCGTGAGGCTCAGAAGATGCTGGTCACGGATGCTGACGCTGACCTCTCTGCGGATTTCGAAGCGGCAGAATGAGATGTTACTAGAACTCCAGATTAGAGAGTTCTTGGAAAAAGCAAACCGGGGGGAGGTCGAACTTCCCCCGGAGATTGTGGATCAATTCGCACAAGAATGTGCCGACGCGATCAAGCGACAGTTTTCCAAGAAACGCGAATACTCCGTGCGGATGTCCGGTCTCGGTCGTCCGATATGTCAGCAAAAAATGGAACGGGATGGATACGAGGAAGAGAAGTCGTACAACGATGTTCTTCGCTTCTTGTTCGGCGACGTGGTCGAGGCCATCACCATGGCTGTGATGCGTGGTGCAGGTGTCGATATCGTGGATACCCAGACCAAGGTCACAACCAAGGTCGGGGATTCGGACATTCCCGGAACACTAGACGTGGCCATTGCCGATGAGTACGGCGAGCCAAAGGTGTGGGACATCAAGTCTGCGTCCGACTACAGCTTTGCAAACAAGTTTGCCAAGGGGTACCGGGCCATCGAGGCGGATGATGTATTTGGATACATCATGCAGGGTCACCTATATGCTGAAGGATATGATGCTCCCTTCGGTGGGTGGATTGCGGTCAACAAATCTTCCGGGGAGATTGCCATCGTAGAGGCGGACTACACCGAGGAAGAACACGAAGCCGAACTCAAACGCGCCAAAGATGTCCTAAAGAAACTCGACGGGCCAGTCCACAAACGACCTCCTTACGAGTCGATTGAGGAGAAAGACACTCGTAATCGGCTCATGCCCAAACCTTGCACCTTCTGTGGTTTCAAGAAACACTGCTGGAAGAATGCACAGCTACATCCGAAGGTGACCAGCCGTGCCAAGTTCCCTCCACAAGTTTGGTACACCAAGCTGGTGGATCGGGAGGTGTGATGTGCCCCTGCTCATCGTACCGGACTATGAAGTTCCGCCTGATGGAAATGAACCCCGGCCTAGCCCACGTCTACGTTGAGGCTGTGTCGGGGACAGGGGGTGGTGCCAAGTGCACGAGGTTGCGGCTGAGTGAACACGGCCTACCTCTCACCTTGCGTGAGAACTTTTCCGCCGAAGGAACCCTACGTCAGGAATCTGAATCCCGAGACTTGCGACTCGTGCAAGAGCAGTTAATAACAATAGCAAGAATGCTGAACTCTGGAAGGATCGTATGCCTACCAAGTATAAAAATCGACGAAGAAACACGAACCCTCCAAAAACAATCGCCGAAGTTGGCGCGAACGATTTTAGACAGAGTGGGGTCAATGGTGGCCGTTCACTCCCAAACAATGTAAAGAGAAAAATGGCAAAGCGACATGGATATCGTTCGGACTTCGAACTGCAACTGGCCAAGAAACTGGCCGATCGTGGTGTCGACTTTCGATACGAAGCACGTAAATTTGAATACATTCCTGACCCTCGCAACTACACCCCGGACTTTTACTTCCCAGATTTGAACCTGTATATTGAGGCCAAGGGCGAGTTGACCAAGGCGGATCGAGTAAAGCATCTGCTCATCAAAAAACAATACCCGGATTTGGACTTGCGATTTGTTTTTGTCCGTGCGAGTAATAAGATCTACAAAGGCTCCAAGACCACGTATGCCGACTGGTGTGAACGCCACGGGTTCATGTGGGCAGAGGGCGCAATCCCCCCAGAATGGTTAAAGGAAGATACTGATGGATGAACTAGAACTCGAACAGGCCGCACTACTACCTGATCGCTACTACATCGTGATGCAGAACATCGACGAAGATGGATTCTCGTGCATATGCTACGACACAACTGGTATCGACCCAACCGATGGGGAAGCCATGCCTCCGATCGGTGCGATGGTACAGGAAGGTATCTTGGAGTTGATGAACACGGACCTCGAGAACGTGATGAAGGTTGGCTTGGCTGTGCTCACACAGAAATATGCGGCACAGGTCCACGGCGAAGAAGAAAAATACGAGGACAACATCGTCCGCGTCGATTTTGGAAAGAAACACTGATGAATGAGATGGAACGTATGTTGGCCGAGGCACACTATCTTCGCAAGTCGCGTCTAGCGACG